TAGAAAGGAAATTATGGCAATATTTACAAATAAAAAACATACATCAAAATTATATAAGATTGTAGAAAACGCAAAAAAATCAGATCCTATGACTTCAAAAGGTAAAGGTAAAAAACAATCAAAACAAACATCTGCTGGTGATCGTAAGTACGATCCAATGTTAAGTTTTACAGGTAATCAAGGGCTTTCTGTCAAAGACACTGTAGATATGATGATAGCTAAAGCAATAAAGTAATGTCAAAAAAGTTCTCACTTAATGATCCTGATGATCAGTCATCAGTAAAAACAAATCTTATTGTTGATGAAGGTGAGAATAAATTTCACATAGAGAACTATCAAGATCCAGCAACCATTAAAGCTATTTTAGATGCAAACAAAAGAGCTAGAAACGAAGGTGCATACAAACTAAATGGTTTAAAAGATGCAAAAATGTATAAGGCTTGTAGCATACCCAATATAGTTATGCTTCAATTAGCAAAACAAGGCATTGTGACTATGAATGGAAAAATACTAGATAAAACTAAATTTTTTAGATGGTTAAACGATTCAGATAATAAAAATTTAAGAATATATGAAGGTAACTTATAATGGCATTAGACACATACACTAATCTAAAAACTACTATTGCAAATTACCTTAATAGAAGTGATCTCACTGCATACTTAGGTGACTTTATTACTTTAACTGAGGCTAGACTCAATAGAGAGTTACGAGTCAGAGAAATGGTAAACACTGATACATCAATTACGACAGTTGCTGGTACACAAAGTTATGCTTTACCGACAGGGTATGTAGAGGCTACAACAGTCATTTATCAGAGCGATCCTTATTGCACATTAATATTTATAAACAACAGTGACTTTTACAACAAATATAATATCAGTCAGTCTAGAGGCAAACCTACACATTTTACTATTCTCGGTACAAATATTCTTTTAGGTGTAGCTCCTGACTCAGCAACAACCTTACAAATTAATTATTATAAAAGTTTATCTTCGTTATCAGACGATAACACAACAAATACAATATTAACAAACTATCCTGAATTGTACTTATATGGTTCACTAGCAGAATCTGCACCATTTATTATGCAAGACGAAAGGATAAACACTTGGGCTGGTCTATATAAAGAAGCATTAAAAAATGCTAACGAAACTTCTTCAAGAGGATCAACTACATCTTCTCCTCTACAAATGTCCACACTACAGGTGGTGTAGATGATTGAGTTTGGCGATTTACAAGCTGACTTACCTACTTACGAGAACTCAGGTGCTTTAGTAGTTGATAATGTATTACCTCTTGCAAAAGGTTATAAAAGCCTAGCTGGTTTTCAAGCACTTAGCGGAACAGGTTTAACAGGAAGTGCAGTAGGTTTATTTACAAGTTTTAGTGCCAGTGGTTCTACTAACTATGCTGGTGATGCTACTAAATTATATCAAATGAACTCCTCTTTGGTCTTTATAGATAAAAGTAAATCAGGTGGTTACAACAACTCTACAACAGAAAACGCTAGAGACTTTTGGGCTTTTACACAGTTTGGTACAAACATAATTGCTACAAACTTTGCAGACAACATACAAAAGTTTGATGAAGGAACAGATAGTGCCTTTAGTGATCTTGTAGCTCTAAAAGCAAAATACATCGCAGTTATAAGAGACTTTGTTGTATCAGGTTATACAGACGAGTCAGGTACAGTTTATAACCAAAGAGTTAAATGGTCAGGTATTAATGACAGCTCTACTTGGACACCAAGCCAAGCAACACAATCAGGCTTTCAAGATATTGTAGGATCACATGGTAATATCCAAGCAATAGTCGGTGGTGAATCTGCTGGTGTGATCTTTATGGAAAAGGCAATCTATAGAATGTCTTATGTCGGTGTACCTCTAATCTTTCAGTTTGATAAGATTGCAGATAACATTGGAGCATTTGCACCTAAGTCAGTAGCTTCTTACGGAAACATGGTTTTCTTTTTAGCACAAGATGGTTTCTACAAACTAACTGGTGGACAACAATTAACACCAATAGGAAATGGTAAAGTAGATAACTTTTTCTTTGATGATTTATCTTCTAATCTTGATGGTATTACATCTGCTGTCGATCCCAACAATAGTATTGTTGTATGGTCTTATCGTGGATCGGGTGCTACAGGAACAACTAATAACAAATTATTAATCTACAACTACGCAGTAGATAAATGGAGTACAGGTAGCGATCAAGACTTAGAGTTTATTGCTAGTGCTTCACAAGAAGCATTTACAACATTAGAAAGTTTAGATGTATTAGGTGACTTAGATAACTTACCAAAATCATTAGACTCTTACTTTTACAAAGAAGGTATTGTTGGTCTAGCTGGATTTAACTCTGATAATAAGTTTGGAAAGTTTATTGCAAACAGTTTATCTGCAACTGTAGATACTACTGAGTTTGAAGGTGCAAAAGGTAAAAGATCAACCTTAATTAATTGCAGACCTATTGTTGATGGAACTACTAATACCTCTGTAACTGTAACCCCTATTACAAGGCAATCACAACTTGATACAACAACAAATGGCACTGCTACTGGCACTAACGATACTGGCACTTGTCCTTTACGATCTACCTCTCGGTATCATCGTATTAGGGTAAATGTTACAGGAAATTTTAACACCATGTCAGGAGTTGATATAGAAGCGAGACCTGAAGGTGGCAGATAATCAGTTTCCCACAGTTCCTTTATCAATACCTGATACTGAACAACATTTAAGATTAGTTTCAACATCATTAAACAATACTATTAATGGTAAACTTAATAGCACAGGATCAATTACACTGAGAGCAAATCAAACGACTACAACACTTACAGATGCTCGTATTGGTGGTAATTCTGTTATTGTCTTTATGCCAACATCAGCTAATGGCAGAACAGGTCTTAATGGACTTCATGTTTCTGCTAGAGCTAGTGGTAGTGCAACTTTAACTCATGCCAGTTCAGGAAACTCTGACCAAAACTTATCATACTGTGTCATTGGGTAATATAGTAACTAGAGTACCTAGCGAAGATGTTGAATTTATTTGGAGTCAAGTCGCTCCATTACTAGAAAAAGCATTAGACGAAACCTATAGTATAAAAGATATATTGTACGGATTAGCTAATGATCGTATGCAATTATTTATTAGTTGGCATAACGATAAAGTCGAAAGTGCTGTAGTAACAGAAATAGCACAATATCCTCAGTCTAAGGTACTACGATACTTTTTAGCTGGAGGCACTAACCTAGAGAATTGGTTAGAAGAAATACAAATAGTTATAGAAAAATTTGCAAAAAAAGAAAATTGCACACACCTTGAAGTCGCTGGGCGAAAAGGTTGGGTTAGAAAATTGAAAGGATTTAGAGTTAAAGCATACTTACTAAATAAGGAAATATAAAATGTCAAAAGGATCATCACCACAAAACGTAACAACTACATCATCTGCTGAACCATCAGAGTTTATTAGACCATACTTAGAAGAAGCCATTGACTATGGACAAGATTTATTTCAATCTGATACACCAAACTTCTTCCCTAATAACACTTATATAGATCCGTCTGCGGCTACCAATGCTTCATTAGATTTAGCTACAGCTAGAGCTGTTGCTGGTAATCCCTTACTAAACCAGTCACAAAACCTTGCACAACAAACACTAGCGGGAGATTTTCTATCACCTACTACAAACCCTTACTCTCAAGGTTTATTTAATCAAATGGCTGACGATGTTACATCAAAAGTACAGTCACAGTTTAGTAAAGCTGGTCGTCTAGGATCAGGTGCAAACCAAGAGATATTATCAGACTCACTTGGAAGATTAGCTAATCAAGTTTACGGAGATCAATTTAATAGAGAAAGAGCATTACAAGCTCAAACTATGATGACAGCACCACAGTTAGGTGAAATGGATTACAATGATATTTCAAGACTAGCACAAGTAGGAGCAGACAGAGAAAGTATAGATCAAACAAGATTACAAGATGCTATTGCTCGTTTTGATTACGAACAACAAAAACCATTTTTAAAATTAAACCAATACTTAGGTGCATTAGGAGCACCAGTACCGACACAAACAGTATCGACACAACCTGTCTTTAGAAATACTGGTGCTGGATTATTGGGTGGTGCATTAACAGGTGCTAATATTGCAAGTCAAATAGGTGGTACATCAATGTTTGGTAATCCTCTATTTGGTGCAATCGGAGGAGGACTTCTTGGGGGGTTCGCCTAATGTCAGAAAATTATAAAGTTTTATTGGAACAAGCAATAGGTAATAAATTTCAAAAACTTTTAGCTCCTCAACAAAATCAAGGTGGTTTATTAAACTTTGTTAAAAGTCCTTATGCCCAAGATATTGGTATGGGATTATTGGCACAATCAGGTTATTCACCAATGCCAACTTCTTTAGGTCAGTCTTTAGGTGTAGCGATGAATCAAGCTAATCAATTAAGAAGCCAAAGACGAGCTAATGAATTTGCTGAATTAGGCACACTTACAAAACTGTCAGAGTTTTTTAAAGAGCCTGAAAGAAAAATTATAGAAGATGCTTTGGGTAGAAAAAGATATGCAGATTCTGGTGGATTAGTATTTCCTGATTTAGAAATGCCTGAACCTGAAAGAAAAACAGCAGAGGATAGCAAAGGTATATTACGTTATACAGATGATGGTACACAAGTATTCAAAAATGACAAAGTAGAAACAAAAAGAGAAACAGCAGAAGATAGTCAAGGTATATTAAGATATACTGACACTGGTGAACAAGTATTTAAAGATGACAAACCAGAAATAAAAAGAGACACTGCTGAAGATATAAAGGGAATTTTACGATATACTGATACTGGAGAGCAAGTATTCTCAACTGATAAAGCATCAGTAGCAGAAAGAAAGACACAAAATGATCGTAATGGAGTTTTAAGATTTTTAGATACAGGTGAACCAGTATTTCCTAATGTAGAAGATAAATTTACTCCTAGCACTGCTAAAGATGCAAATGATAGATTAAGATACACAGATGGAGATCAAAAGGGAGAATTAGTATTTCCTAAAGTAGAAGTAAAAGATAAATTTGTAAAACCAAGTTATGTTACTTTTCAAAGTCTTAAAGATCCAACAGAACAAATTTCATTAAATTTAAACGATCAAGAAGATGCAAAAAAAGCTGTTGAATTAGCAAAAGATGGGTTTGTTATTAGACAAGAAAATTTAAGCACTGGTGATATTAAAAGGGCAAGTCAAGCATCTGGTGGTAAATCTTCAAGCATCACCGATAATAATGATTTTTGGAGTCAGATTTCAGATGAATCAGTTGTTACTGATGTTGAATATGATGATGGTATTAAAATTGCTCAAGCTGGTAACAAAGGTATTCAAGCTGGTGATGAATTAAGAAAATTGATTTTAGAAGATCCAAACATAGCTGGTACTATGGGATCATTACAACAACTTGCAAAATCAACTGGTGGTACTTTAGAAAGTTTAGGATTAGGTATGCCATTTTTAGACCAGTTTCAAAAAGAATCTATTTCAAAATTAGCAAACTTAGAAAATCAATTAGCTTACAGTTTAGCCACTGTTCGTGGTTATAAAAGTGGTAATTATGAAGTAAAGCAAAAAGATATTCAAAACGCTAAAGACGAACTAAACATTACAGGTATGTTAGGTGGTGCTAAAGGAGTTTTAGATAGAGTTAATTCAGCGATAGAAGAAATAGCATTAAGCACAAACGATGCTCAACGAAGAATTGACATAGATGTCATTGATTATTCACAATTTATTTATACAGGAGACTAACATTGAGTAAATATTTAGATGCCTTTGTAGGTAGTTTGATGGATAGAGAAACATCAAAAGCAACTGGTGGAATTTTAGGTAGTATTGCTGGTGCAACACAAGGTGCAAAAACTGGTCTTATGTTACCAGTTCCTCCTCCATTAAAAATTGCTGGAGGCGTAATTGGTGCTACTACTGGTGCTGTTCTTGGAGCTACAGGTGCTGGACAAGTTAATGATATTGTAAAAAGTTTACTTCAAGGTGATGAGTTATCAGCTCAAAAACAATGGGATAGACTAGGATCAGATTTCAAAACTGAAGCTACTTGGCAAACTATATTTGCTAAAGTACCAGCTATTAAACCTCTTTTTGCTAAATTGTTTGGTGGATCAAAACAATCAAGAGAAGCTGTAGCAAAAGTATCTGAAAGAACAGGAATACCTTTTGGTATATCTGATGTACCTGATGCTAAAGTAGCAAATTTATACAAAAGAGTTGTTGGTATCTTTCCATTTGTTAGATCACCCTTTTCTAAAACTATCGCTAAAAGAACAAAAGCTATAGAAGATAAAAAAGATCAACTTTTAAATTTATACGCACCTAATGCTTCATTAAGTGATCTAGGTATAGAAATGTATAAAAATGCTGGAAAGAAATTCAATACATTTAAAAGCATGGCTAATAGAAGATATGAGCTGTGGAAAGGCACTGCAAAAAAATTAGATGTAGCTTTTATACCTACTACAAATGTAAAGCGTGAAGCACAAAAATTAATTGATGATGTGATGAAGTCACCTATAGACTCACCACGAAAAGATCCTTTTTTTGATTATTTAGAAAAAGTAACAAAGTTAGATGGTACATTAAAAATAGATGGATATGAAGCAATCGTTAAAGATTTAGAATCTTTGGTCAAAACTGGCTATGATGTAAAAAGATTAAAAGTTTTAAAGAAAGCACTGGAAAATGATCTAGATAGTTTTTCAAAAGTTTTATTACCTAAAGGTCAAGGTGCTATGAAAGTAAACCCTTTAAATCTTAACAATGAACAATTATTAGAAGCAGAGAAACTTGTCAGAAGATATGAAGATTCAAAACAATTTTATGCAAATGGTATTAAGTTGTTTCAAAAACCAAGTGCTAAAATGTTTGAAAGTGCAGATCCAAATATTTTTAAAACTGGTTATACAAAATTTGGTAGTATATCGCCTGACGCATTAGCAGATAAAATTATTAAAAAGAACTTATCTCCTAATGACCTTGCTGATTTAAGACAATTAATAGGTGATGATTCATATAGTAAATTAACTAGAAAAGTTCTAGAAGATGCATTTAACAGTGCAAAAGTAAGTCAAGGTGACTTATTAAGTTTTGATCCTAACAAAGTAGAAAGTTTTTTAGGCATTACAGGTAAAAAACAATTTAAAAACGAAACATTACAAGAATTATTAAAAACATCAAAAGTAAACCCACAACAATTTATGGATTTTCTAGAAGTGTCAAAACTTCATGCAGATCAAAAAATTGCAGACCTTAGTCAGTTTTTAGTTAGACGAGGAACATTAGGTGGTGTTGGATCATTATTTGGAACAGCTACTATGGGTACATCGATAGGAGCAAATCCTTTTGTTGCTGTACCTTTAATTATGACAGCTAGAGGTTTTGGAAACTTTTTAAACAACCCTAGAAATTTAAAACTAGCCACAACTGCACTAGATCCAAAATCCTCAAGATATAATAAATATTTTGCTACTCTTAATTTAATTGATGCTTCTCTTAGAAGTGACGAGACATTAAACGAAGTAGAAAGAGATAATTTATTAGAAATGAAACAGTGGTACAAAGATAATAGAGCAGATTTAATAAAAGGGAACATGCCTGAAAAAGATATGTTTTTTATTAAAACAGATAACAGCAACACAAAATCTGAAGATAGTTTAGACAAAATGAAAAAACAGTTTGGAGTAAAGTAAATGACAGTATCAAATTATAGTACCACAGCTAGTAGCAATACAGCTATTAATGGAGTTAATATCTCTGAGGGTATGTCTCCCTCTGACGTTAATAACGCTATTAGAGAACAACTTAAAGATGTTAGATCCGTCTGGAATGACAAAGAGTGGTTCTTATTAGGTGACTCTAATGGAGCAACTACTTTTACTAGAGCCTCTGCTACCAGCATAACTGTAGCTTCTAATATTACATCTACTTACCATGTAGGTCGTAGAGTCAAGATTATTGGTTCTAACACTGGAACAATCTTTGGTAAGATCGCAACAAGTTCTTTTTCCTCCCCGAACACGACAGTAACTTTTACATTTGACAGTGGTACAATCAATTCAGGTGATACTACAGTCTCTGTGTATGTCGGTTCAGTCTTTACAAATCCAGCTAATCCTGTTGTCGATGAAGATAACATGGCGAGTGATAGTGCAATTCTTCCTCCTTCTCAACAATCTGTAAAAGCATTTGTCACTTCAGGCACAGTCACTTTATCAAATAAGTCTATTAATCTAGGCAGTAATACCCTTACAGGAACAACTGCTCAGTTTAATACAGCTTTATCTGATAATGACTTTGCCACATTAGCTGGATCTGAAGCACTTACAAACAAGACACTTACTAGCCCTGTAATTAACACAGCTATCAGTGGTACTGCATTTAAAGATGAAGATGATATGTCATCTAATAGTGCTACTGCGGTTGCTTCCCAACAATCTATTAAGGCTTATGTCGATCAACAAGTTGGTTTATCTGATTTAGATATTAGCGATGGTTCTTCTACAATAGCTATTGACCTAGATAGTGAGACTCTTGGATTACTTGGTGGTACAGGTATCGATAGCACAGCTTCAGGAAACAATGTTACTTTTGCTATAGACTCTACTGTAGCAACTAAGACTGGATCAGAAACATTAACTAATAAAACAATTAATGGTTCTAACAACACCTTATCAAACATAGGCAACTCAAGTCTTTCTAACTCCTCAGTTTCTTATGGTGGTGTATCTTTAGCTCTTGGTGCTACTGATGATACCCCAGCTTTTGACTTACAAGATGCAACAAGTTATCCCGCTAGTGCCTTAACAGGAACAGTTGCAAACAATCAAGTAGCGACAGGAATAGATGCTATTAAGATTGCAGATGGTTCTGTTACAAACGCAGAGTTTCAATATATCAATACTCTATCTTCTAATGCTCAAACACAATTAGATGCTAAAGTAGCAAAGGCCTCAAACTTATCAGACTTAGCTTCTGCTTCTACCTCAAGAACAAACTTAGGTCTTGG